TCATCCAGCATTGTTCGCCCGTCCCACATATGAGGTCGATGCCCTACGCGCCCGGTCCAATGCTTCGACCGCCACCTTGGCGTAATACCTCATCGTGGTCTCGATCGAGCTGTGCCCAGCCAGACGCTGCACCTCATGCGGCTCCACGCGTGCACCACGTGCCCCGCTCTCCAGCCAGTTCGTGATGCACGTCTTTCGAAGCGAATGGAACTGCGTCTCTGCAATCTTAGCGCGCATACACGCCGCACTGAACGTGCGATTCAAGTTGTTGAACACCTCGCGGCCAGAATCACGCCCATCCTTCGTGCGCCCACGCAGCAGCAGCCTGTACCTCTTCGGCTCAACGAACACGTACGGCCCGGCCGCGTTCCCCCTCAGCCGCATCAATGCCATCTTCGCCTCAGGCACCAACGGCAGCATGCGCCGCTCGTGGTCCTTCGGAGACCACGCCCAGGTGGTGGCCGTGTCCCGCTTAGGGTTGACGCCCACCAGCATCTTATCCATATCCGCATCGGCCCACGTCAGGTTGCCCAGCTCATGCTTGCGAAGGCCTGAGGTGTAGGCGACAAGCACGATCGCCTGCCAGCGCTGATCCAGCACACCCAGCAGCTTACGCAGTTCCACGGTGGACATGCGGTGCCAGTCCTGGTCAGCGATCTTCCCGCGCCTCAGGCCGCCTGCCCGCTCGCTCCTGCACGCTCGAAATGGGTTTTCCATCTTCGGAAATTCGCTGTTCCAAACCCTGCACAGAGCCCCAAGGTACTTGTTGATCGTGGCCACACTGCGACCCACAGATGCCTTTTGCACAAACCTCTTCGCCATGGCCACATCGACGTTCCGCGGCGACTCACACCCCGTCAGCTCGCCAAACAGCCGCAACGCGAACGCGTAGTCCACCAGCGTCGTCGGAGCAATAGTCCCATCGTTCCGCGCCTCGACGCCCTGCGCCCACTCTTCCCACGGCGTCGCAACAGCCCTCCCGCCCTTCCCGGCCGACACCGCAGCATCTATCTCCCGAAGTTTGGACCGGGCCGCTGATTCGCTCATGCGGTTCAGCTTGCGGCCCCTGTACGCCCGCGGTCGCCACGGATCGCGCGAATCCTCCGTCCAATAGCCGATGGTCTCGCTGAGTGCAGAATCGCCCACCTGATAGCGCGCGATCCACGTCCAGGCCTTTTTCGTGCCCGCGGCATACCGCTTGTCGAGGTAGGCGCCCATAAACCCATTGTGACTATCGGTGCGCACGGATGGAACCCCTAAGGCTCAACGGCCCGTTTCTTGCCACGCAGGGCCCTCGCGTTAGCCCATGCCCGCACCAGGTCACGCGGGTAGCTGTGCTCGACCTTGCCATCAACTTCCCACTGCAGATACGGCAGCAGGGAAGGCCGCTTTCGCAGCGCCGCAATATGTGCCTCTGAGTATGGAATTCCCAGAAACGCCGCGAGCTGTTCGCCGGTCATAAATTCCGGAACTGCGACTGATTTTGGATCGGCCAAACTCCGGTCTTGAGGCCTAAGGCTTGAGGGAAAAGCGCTCACGGCATTCGCTCCGACCTTGCGGCCGCCCTCGCGCTGTCCAGCGCTGCTATGACCTTGGCCACAATCATGGGCGTCAGCTCAAACAGTCCCTGCGCTCCGATGCACGGCACCAGCGGTATAGCGACGACGTCGGCGAGCTCCCACGCCCAGCGGCCGCCCCGCCAATTGCCGGCGGCCCGCTCGACGTCGCTGATGTCGTGGACGAATTGTTCCGTCTGCACGCACCGCACCAGGTTCGCGACGGCCACGATGCCGCCAACCTGCCAGCTGTCCCGGTGGGCCGTGATCCCGGCCTGCATCAGCACGGGGCGCAGGTTCCGCGCGCTGGTAAACCATTCGGAGTTGGTCAGCTTCGTCTTGGACGCGTGAATCGCCAGGCCTTCAATCGGCCGGGCCGCCCACGTCCTGGTTTCGTACCGCTTCACCCCTGACGCGATCAGGGACGCCCACGGTTGGATGATCGAAAGCGCCTTCATGGTTTCACCTCGATCGAGACCGCCGACTTGCCCCACACGCCGATGTAGGTGTTTGAACCAACGGTGACGCCCTTGGTGCGCACGCGAACCGCGTGGATGCTCTGCGGGCCGGCCACGAACACGTTGTTCTCGATGCTCACATTTTTCAGCGTGCATCCCGCTCCGGCGTACTGCTCGCCGCAGTCCAGCCCCCACGGGTTGGTAGCCTCGATGCGGTTGGCCGTCACCCGGCAGTTGCTCACCACGTCGTGGATCCTGAACGCCACAGCGGCCAGCGTGGGGCGCAGCGTGTTGCCCGAGATCTCAATCCCGTCTCCGCTGGCGATACGCAGCGGATCCCGGCGGCGTGCGGCAATGACGTTGCCCCGAATCACGCCGGATCCCTGCCAGTAGACCCCGTACCCCTCGCACTCGATGGTGCAGCCTTCGATGCGGTTCCCCGCTCCGACGGCGCTGATGGCGTGCTGATTGCTGACAATGCGGCAATTTCGCAGTGTGGCCCCGCCCTGGAGCTCCACCGCGTAGGCCGTCACGTTGCCGGTGTTCAGCGTGATCGTGGCATCTTCCAGCGTCCGGCCGTTCAGGCGCACGGGCCCGATGAGCATCTGCCCGGGTGCGGGAGTCGCCGCCGGCGTAGGCGACGTCGCCGGAGTTGGTGCAGGCGGATCAAACGCTGCCTGGAAAACCGCGTAATCGGCCAGGTCGCAGTGGCCGTTTCCGTCCAGGTCACAGGGCAAGGCGGCGAGCAGCGCCGCCGCAACGATGCTCGCTGATTGATAAATGCTGAATCCGTTCATGGGTTCGGTTCCTTCCTTTGTGGCTCCCGCCATCACTCCTGATCTTCAGATTCGTAGGCGGTTCCGCAGGCCTTGCAGGTCACGCGGTCCGGCGACGTGGTCAGCGACGCCATAATTTTCCCGTCCTCCGTCTCCCTCTCAATGTCCGCCAGCGTCTGGTAATCCTCCAGCGCCCCCATGTCGCGCAGCATCCGCTCGCGCTCTTCGGGCGGAGCATCGAACTTGACCGCGCGCTCGAAGTTCTCGGCGCCGCAGTTGTCGCAATCCCAGACGTAGGCGTTGTGCAGCTCGATTTTCATGGCTCAGACCTACTATTATCAGACCGTCCCGAAAGGCCGGTTATGTAGCGTTCACTCGCGAGGCGTCGCGCACTTGCTCGGGCCATTTACTCGCATCGGAAACACTTCGTCGCGGTGCCTCTCCAATACCTCAATCAGCACATTACATGCGTGCCGACTCTTGAGCCGCAATGCAATCGCGTCAGCCACGCGTCCGTTGATGTGCAGCACGGCGTTCAGGTCGATCTGAAGAACGACGGCCTCCGGTCTGCCTGAGCCGTCTGGCGTTGGGCACCACTGGGCCACCGTGTACCCATCGAACTGGGCCACGCCCGGAGTCGGCTTCGCGCCGTGTTCAATGATTTCGTATCTGCGTTCCTGCTTTCCCATGTCACGCTCCTTTGCGAACGGGTCCACACTCGGCGTCTTTGGCCAACGACCTGAGCCAATCCCCGACAGCCTTCCGCGACTTGCGTGATGGTGTCCATCGGTCGTCGTATGCTACGGCCACCAGCGACCGCGCGAGCCGCTTGGGAACGCGGCCGAGCAGAATCGTTGTGAGCACATCGCGCGTCATCTGTCGCATCACACGCCCCCCGCCCCGGTTGGGGCTGTTTGTTGATAACCGCTATCGCCGCGCCTGCGTCGCTTCCACCGCTGCCACGGATGCACCTGCAACTTCCAGTGCCAAAAGTGCCAACGCGGGTGTCGCCACCAATGGCGACGACTGCGCAACAACTCCCGTGCGACGGACCCAAACAGCTGCAACGCGCATTCGTTGCGCCAATACTTGTCATCCTCTGCTGAGTTGGTGTGCCATCCAGGCATCAGGCAAAGCGACGACCTCCAGTTGTCGAACGGGTTATGCACCATGAGCGATGCCCGCTTGGACGCCTCGTCGAAACTGATCCGGATTCCAAGCCTGTCGGCCACAATCAAGATCGCGCCGCGCATCAGCGCCTCTGCCTGGGCGTCATTCGTCAGCGTCCTGCACTTGGCCCTCCGAAACACTGGATTGAACACCTCGTCACCGGCAAGATGTTTGATTCTTTCGGCCTGCCGTTTTGTCAATCGCGGTCGCGACCACCCGCAGGAGTCGTCACTTCCGTCCGCTTCGGGATCGACGTGCCAGATCGTGATGAGCGGAGAAAACCTAATCCGCTTCGTAACTGAGCATCGACGGAACTTGAACGGGTTAGGAATATCCCAGCACACAGTCATTGGATCATGCACGTTGCACCTCCGTTTTTCTCGGACCCGCCGATAACAGAAATTATGTAACGCTCGTTGTTACAAACAGCGGCGACTCGTCGTTCAGTCGCTTCTCGCCCATCGCCGCATACTCAGGATTCAATTCGATACCGATGCCGTTGCGGCCAAGCCGTTGCGCCGCAAGCAGCGTCGTTGCCGCGCCCGCGAACGGGTCCAGCACCGTGCATGGGATCGGCTCGGCGGCGTGGGCGCATGTCGGCTTCCATCCGGTCGTAACCGTCTCCGTGACGTGGCGGTACTCGTCGCGGTTGCCAACTTCCAACGCCTCGCGCCGAGCCGCTTCTGCCTGAGGGGTTTGGAACTCGACCGCGGTCCGCGGCTCGTCGCCCTGGCCCCATCCCTTCGGTACGCGCACCTTGCTGTTTGTCCCCGGCCGCGTCGGAACTCGTTTCGATTCGGTGACCCGACGCCACGGCGCTCCGCACTCCGGGCAGCATCCCTTGAGCGACGTGCCGGCGCGGATGCAGCGTTCGGGAATTTCCAGCGGGAACGTGGCGAAATGTGCGCCCGGGAATCCCTGGCTCGCGATGGTCCAGACGGAGCGGAGGTTGCGCATGCCGTCAGGCAAGATGGCGTCTGGAGTTGCGTTCTTGTAGTCCGCGTTCGCAAGAACCGTACCCGCCTCTGATGCAATCGCCTTCGTCGTCGTGAGCCGGGGAGCCTTGCCGTTACCAAACCGTGCAAACGTCCCTTCGCTCTGCGCCTCTTTCACCGCCTCCATGTCCATGAAGTACCGCGCGTTCTTCGTCAGCAGGAAAATGTACTCGTGGGCCTTGGTGCAGCGGTCGCGCACTGACTCCGGCATGGGCGCGGGCTTGTGCCAGATGATGTCCTGGCGGAGATACCAACCGTCGTCACGGAAAGCGAAGGCGAGCATCCACGGGATGCCAACGAGGTCTTTGGCCTTGAGGTTGGTTGGAACTTCCGACGGCGCAACCAGACTTCCGGCATTGGTTGCCTGTTTCTGGAACTCCGATTCTGCGGGGTTGCCACCACGCCCGCCACCGGCGTAGCTGTCCCCGATGTTGACCCAGCACACCCCATCATCGCGCAGCACCCGGCGCACCTCGGAGAACACGGCGACCATCTTCGCAATGAACTCGGCCGGGGTTTTCTCAAGCCCGATCTGGCCTTCGACGCCGTAGTCCCGAAGTCCCCAATAGGGCGGCGACGTGACGCAGCAATGCACCGACCCATCGGGCAGTTGCCGCAGGCCGTCGAGCACGTCAGCGATGATGATGCGTTGGCTCATGTTATTATCGGCCAACGTCCTAGAAGGTAACTTGCGCCTCGTGGCACGTCGGGCACATCAACTTCCGCTTGAAGCTCTTGAATCCCACGGCCCGCGCTGCGCGTCGCAGCATCGCGTCTACGTCCTCCGCGTCGATGATGTAATCGAGCTTCAGCGTCACCCCGTTGGAACAGCCGATCTGCTGGCACTGCCACTCAATGGTAAGGTTCACTCGCTTTGACACGCCACGTCTCCGAACAGTTCGTTTGCCTCGCCCAGCCGTTTACGCATGTGGCTGTATTGACTGATCCCGCCCCCGTCGATGGAGTCAGCGCCGACGGACAGCGCCCAATCGAACCGCTCAGGCGTGTTCACGCGCCCGACATGGCTCCACTTCCCGATAACGCCAGCTGCGCGGATGATGCTCGCGGCGCATTCCGACAACTTCCATTTTGTGCTGCCACCGATGAACACGGCGGCAATCAAGTCCCACGGAATCGGCAAGTCCTCTTGTCCGTCCTGGCACACCAGCGCGATCGGCCAGCCGTTCAGCCGTGCATACCACTCGTGAAAGCATTCGAGCGTGCGGCGTGCCGAACCTACCACGTCGGGGCACGCCACAAATTTGCACGTCCCGCGATGCTCGGCCCGGCGCTTCAGGAACGAAACGAATCGCTTGCCGTTAAAGTTGCTGAACGCGCCGTTGTCCGCTGCCCACGGAACGGGAGCGCCAACGTAGCTCTGGCTCGTGAGCGGCGTCAGCAGTTGCCCTGCAATTGCGTCGGCTGGCAACTCTGCTGCTCGGTTCGACCAGTCGTTTCGTGGGCTATCTAGGAAGATCAGCATTTTTATCGGTCAACGTCCGAGAAGGTAACTTAAGTTGCGTTGGTAAATCCCAACACGCCTTGCCGCAAACGGTTCACTACGTCCTCGCAATAGCTTTCCTCGAGGTCTATTCCGATGGCGCGGCGGCCAAGAAGTTTCGCCACCTCGAGAGTCGTACCGCTTCCCATAAATGGATCGAGCACCATGTCACCTTCGATGCTCGACGCCAGCATGGGAACGCTTTTCAGGACGGGCCGCTTTTGCGTGGGGTGATTCCTTTTTCCGGGTTGCCCATGCCTGTAGCTGTCCGCCACGATCACATTGCTGCGGGGAACATTTGCGGGCGTGTAAGCCCACTTGCGGCCGCGCTCGTAGGCATAAACGCACAGCTCGGCACCGCTCGGCCATCCGGCACCAGGTGGAGGCGGGGACGGGCATAACTTTGACCAGACCAGAAACCGAGTCTCGAGGTCCGCGGCCTCAAATAGATTCACCAGGTCACCAAACTGCCGGTGTCCGCACCACCAGTACATGCTGCGAGGCGGCTTGCAGACCCGTAGGCATTCTGAGGCGACAGCCGTAACCATTTCTCGAGTTGCCGGCCAATCGGTGTCGCCCGGAAAGAAGTCGAAATTGCGTGACCCCTTGCCGACCTGGCTAACGTGGACCACTCCATCCTGCGATATGGCATATGGCGGATCGGTCAAGACCAGATCGACGGATGCCGTCTCGAGGTCCGCCAGCACTTCCCGGCAGTCCCCGTGGTAGATCGTGATCCCGTCCTGTTCGTAGTATGGCCGCATCTAGCGTCCCGCCCTCACGCTGTGACCGTCGAACCTCGCGAACCATGCCGCGTCCGACCACGCGCCGACGCCACCTTCCACGAACATCGTGCGGCCGTAGCCGTCATAATCTGCCCACGTCATCTTCGAGTAATCGTTGTAATCAATCGTGCATCCGTCAGCCGGCCCGCGTCCGAATGGTCGCGCCACCGGGCCGATGATCTTGATGTTGTGGTAATTCCCCATGCCCGTGAGGCTGCACACGACCGGGGCGAATCGCTTGTCCTCCTGGCCGGGCATCATGACGCATGCGCTGGTGCTCACGATCTCCTGGTAAACGTCCACGCTTGAGCCCCAGACGCCCCAGCACTGGCCGCAGTCCGTGTACCCGTTGTCATGGATGCTGATCGTGCCCGCGCTCGGGATGTAGATGCAGCGCGACAGGCGATTGCCGTTGACGTTGGCCACGCGAACGAACTGGTTGTTCGTGATGTTGATCGACGCCGGGCCTATGGTGCTGCTGGTAACGATGCCGCAGGAGAACGGCGCGCGGCTCAGCATGGTGTCGCCCACGTTCTGGAATCGGCACTCATGCACGTCCAGCCGCACGCCCGATTGAAACTTCAGCGGCGCACCGCTCGCCCGGTAGTTGGTAAACGCCACCCCGCGAACGGTCACGTCACCGTAGGCATTGACGCCGTTGGGATCTTCGATTGGAGGATTCAGCAGCATCGTTGACAGGTAGGCCGCGTAATCGAGCGTCGGGTATATCGGCACTCCGCCGGCACCGCGCGTCACCACGCCGAGCACCGTCGTGCGGCGGTCCATCGCGCCGAGCGTGTCGCCGGCACGAGCCGGTATCACACCCGCCACGACGATTATCGTGTCTTCGCGACGGCTGCGCTCCAGTGCCGCAGCCCACGTCGTGGCATCGGTCGCGTAGACCACATATGGCAGGTCCGCAGTCGGCATGCCCCACGTCCCCGGCGCACGGATCGCGAGCACGTCGTTGCCGTCCGCCCGGTGGTCGCCCGTGGGGTCCATCGACGGGGGCGGTAACAGCAGCATGGTTGCGAGTATGAGATTCATTCCGTTTTTCCTTTCGCGGCGTTGGCCTCGCGTTCGTATTCTTCTTGCATGGCCTTCATCGTCCGTTCGCACGATTTGCAGACCGACCAGACAAAGGGCACTTCCGGCGCTAACCATCCCCCGCCCAACTTAGGCTCATGCAATCTCGGAACTACGATGTCCGCAAACAGGACGTTGCAATGTTGGCATGCCGCCAATTTGTAGCTCATGGTTTTCCTTTCGCGAAGTATGCGTCCACGTCGCCGTCGATAACGAATGTTGCGTGACGCTTGCCGCGGCATTCCTTCAGCAGCTTCTCCGCCTCGGCGAGCCGGGCCTGTAGCGTCTTGATTTCATCCGCCTGACGCGCGATCGTTTCGAGGTTCAGCGTCTCAAGGGCTAGGCGTCCGGCGGTGCTCATGGCTTCACCTTCCACTTCGCCAGGTATTCCGAAATTTCGTCGGCTTCGGGCATGTGGTTGCACGCCACCAACTGCTCGCGCGTCCGCTCCAGCAGAGCGTTGGCCTCGGCGATCTGTTCGCGGAGCCTCGCCAGCTCCTGCCCGTTATCCTGTCGCTTGGATCGTGTCTTCATGGCAGCACCAGGCGGGAGAAGTGGGTCCAGCCGCCAAGGCTGAACACGCGGTAGCCGTTGACGTACCAGCATTCTTCCGAGATTGCATAGCTCGCCATGTTGGTATTCCGAACCGCATCGCGCACGAGGAATTTCTTCCCATCCTTCGGCGCACCCTCAATCGCTTCCCACGGCCCGGCGGCGCACGCGGATTGGGCGATAGCCCAACAATGTGCCCAGTCGTCAGATGGTCTGATTGCCGGTTCGCGCTTGCGAAAGTCTTCGTACCACGCATCGAACGTCATCGGTTTATCGCTCATTGTTTTTTCTCCACGTCCGAATGCCGGTCTACTCGGCTACGCGCACATGCAAGATTCTGACCTATCGAACAGCGGCAACGCCTGATCGTTTTCGACCCTCTCTCTAAACTGCCGCAGTGTGATCGGCCGGGATAGCCCGCCGCGACGATCCTTCAGAATCGCCACGTCGTCACGCCCAAGGAAATCGCGCATGCCCTGTTCTTCGCGTTCCCATTCGGCGTACTTCTCAGGCATGGTCTTGAGCAACCATAGAAAATGAGCATGACCAGCCTTCACGCACGCCCCGCCACAGTTGTTGTGTTCAGCGCCCAGGGCGTACAGGCGAGGCGGCCTGATGCTCGGAAAGTATTCCGAGAACTCGCCGGCCACTTGATCCTTGGAAACCGTAGGCGTTTCCATCAGTGGCGCGCGTAGCCTTCCGCCGAACTTTCCCGCCAGCTTGTTGAACCTCATTCCCTCGCACGCCGTGTAACCGATGACGTGGACGGCATCCGGCGCATTCTCGGCGCACCAGCGGTCGAGAATCTCGCGCTTGAGGATTCGCGAGCATGGATCAACGCGGCTGTTGGCAAGAAATCGCTCGTCGCGCATCACCTGCCATATCGTTCGGCCATCACACACTGTCACAAGTCGGCACCTAAGCGCCTCAGAGCCTTCGCCAACAAAGCGGTACAGGTCGGCATCCTCGCTTTTGGTGTCCGCAAACAGCAGCGTCACGTTGTCGCGCCCAAATTCCTCGGAGGCACGGAACGCGGCGAGGTGAGAGGCAAGTCCACCGGAGTAGTGTGCTACGCATTGCATTATCAGACCGTCCTATATTGCCGATTATGCGCGATTCGTTTTCGGACCAGCGCTGCGTTGGGTATTCCCAATATCAAACCGCCTCCAGCATCTCCTGGGCCTTGCCCAGCAGCTTGAACAACTCGGCATCTCCGCCCGTGTCGGGGTGGGTTTTCTTGGCCGCATCGCGGTAGACGACCTTGCGGATCTCCGGACTGGTAATGACCACGATGGGGGCCAGGTCCTGCATCCCAGCCAGCTTGATCATGAACCTCGCGGCCTCTTCCTTGTTCGGGAACGGACGGTTCGGATCGGTCTCCGGTCCCGGCAGCTGCGCGAAGCCGCGATACTGCTCGCCGGAACCGGCAATCCCGTACCTCTCCACCTTGCGCAGCGCCTCGAGGCCCAGCGCGATCGCGCGCACATTCGAACGCCAATCGCTGAACGCGGAACACCGCACCGTCTGCGCGCCGTGCTTGGATTCGAACGTCAGCGCCACTGCCGGCGACGCCGGACGGGCCTCGCCCTTGGGCCAGCCGTCAAGCCGGATGTCCGACTCGCGGACGTCGATCTGCATCACCGCGTCACTGACGCGCAGGTGCTCCAGCTCGCTGCCCAGCAGCTTGAGCGTGGAGTTCCAATCGCCCTTGAACGGCGAGCGCCGCGCGCTATGCCGCGGCTTTTCCATGGGCCAGTCACTGATGGGCCTGAATCGCAAGTGCATTCGCTATGACTCCGTAATCCGCGGCCAAGCCCAGCGCCCGATCATCACCGCATCCGTCGCATCGACCCCGTCGTCCGCCGCCGCGTTGAACCGCCCGCCGTACACCAGCCGCATGGCCGCTCGGCGCAGGTGCTTCGCGGGCGCGTCCACAGTCCATTGCCGCTCGGTGATCGGGTAGACCGGAAGCCGGGCTTGGGGCTTGAGGCCTGCCGCCTTCGCCAATTCCGCCCACAGGTATCCGGCCGCGAGCCCGTATGTCGTCAGCGACCCGCGCGCCCCATGCTTGGCGGCAGTTCCCGCCTTGCCGCTCGGGATCTCGATCGCCGCTGCAAAAATTCGCCCGGCATATTCCGCAAGCAGCGTCTGCAGCTCGGACGCAAGCGACAGGATCCGCCGGCATGCCTTCAGCTCCGGCTGGCACAACCATGCGTCCGTGCCCTGGTGAATCGCTTCACTCGCCCGCAACAACCCGGCGTCGACCAGGTCCCGCGATTCGAGCCCCCCGAGCACCGCGTAGCCGGTGACGTGGGATGCGGGGTCGATGGCGAGCAACAGGTTGTCGGGGCGGCTGAATGTCATGGCTCGCGGTGCTCGCAGGCTTGAGCGGGTGTGCCACTGCTCTGTGAGCAGTGCGGGTATTCATCCCACGTGCGGCCGTCGAGTTCGCGGCCTGCTGCCGACTTGGTAACTCGGCCCATCAGAGAAACGGGGAACACTTCGGGCGTGAAATCAGCTCCGATTTTGCAGTCGCGGCCGTTTCTGCCGAGATAAATGCGGGGTTGCTTGACTGTGTGCGTACTCGCTTTGTTAACCCAATGATGATGGCTATTGAAGCGATACGCCTCGGTCCACGCGCCCCACTGCTTGAAGAAAAACGGCACGCCCGCAGCGGTGCACTGGTCACGCAGCGACCGCACCCAATCCGGATGCATCGACCGCGCGTTGGGTCCACTCTCGCCTCCGGCAATGACCCAGTCGATGCGTGATCCCGGCGGCGCTCCGTAGCTTTGAATGATGGTCGCCGGCAGGCCGCACTGACGCCGCTCGTCCTCGGGCATGTCCTCGCCGGTGTCGGTAAACAGCGGCAGCCTGATCGGCCCCAGCAGCGGCTCGCACGAGAGGAAACGAACCGCGGCCGGGACCTTCAGCAGCTCGGGGATCCGCTGGTCTGCGGTCTCCTGATTCTCGACGCTCGTCCCCAGCCACACGTTGGGCATGGGCCACATCAGGCACGCCCCGGCATTCATCAACTCTCCGCCCCATCCGCGCAGCACCCCATCTTTGCCGCGGCCCGCGATGAATATGGGATTATCATCACCGGAGTAACGCTGCATCCGGGAGGCGAGATATTCAGCCATCCGCTCGGGGCGCTTGGTCAGGATTTGATAGGTGTGCCATCGCTGCACCTTGCGCAAATCGCTCGGCAGCGGCAACTGGTACGCCGTCGCATTCATCACCGCGAAAACACAATCGATGTACTCAAACGGCACGCCTTCGTGGAACAGGTCCGACATGCTGTTGACGAAAATGCGGCGCGGCTTTTTCCACGAAAGCGGATCGGAAAGCTTGTCCGGAACAAGCCGCAGATCGAATCCCTGCTCGTAGGGATGGCCGGGTATGCCACGCCACCGCTCCGCAAACGTCTCCGCGTAGCAATTTTTACAGCCGGCGGACACCTTGGTGCATCCGCGCGTGGGGTTCCACGTCGCGTCGGTCCATTCGATTTTGGATTTGTCGCTCATGACGTGCACGCCTCTGCCGCTTGAGGTTCGCAGCTTGGGACCAACTGCTCGCTCCCGCCTTCCAGTTTCTGATCGAGCAGGCGCTTGCGTTTCAGCATGTTGACCACCGCGGTGTGGTCGGATGCTCCAATGAGCACGGCGAGGTGGATTGTCGATAGCACCCGCCACCGGGCCGGGTTGAATTCCAATCGCTGGAACTGCTCGCGCAGCCGTAACGTGTGCTTCTGCACGCGGTGCTGAACGATCGCTTCGCGGACCACCGCGACGAACTCGAGGCGGGCCATGCCCACCTCCTGTGTCTTGGTCCGTTCCGCCCCCATCAGGTCGGTGATCAGCACGTGGTGCCGCGCCGCAACCCGGAACGCGATGCGGTTGACGGTTGCGATGATGCCTGGAGTGCGCAGCATTCCGGCCCTCATGCTTCGGCGAATGTCCTCGGTGATCTTCATCGCCTCACGCCTCCGGATCCCAGTACGCCCGCTCTTGCCACGACCTTGTGTCCGCCCGAGGGGCTTCGTCGTAACTCCGCCGCTTCAGCCTGGCCGATGCGGCATCCTCATCATGCCCGGTGACCCACAGGGAACCGCCTTCGATGAAGTCGCCACCGTTGACCATGCTGGCAAACAACTTGCACGGGTCGCGACCTTGCCGCAGGGCGCACTCTGCGGCCGCCCAGAACTGGTGCCGGCCGTGCTCTGTCGCCCTGGCCAGCCCCACGTCGACGCACGCGACATAGAGCTCTGATAGCAACGCGTCGTCACCCAGCACGTTCGGCCCGGCGATATGCGGACATCGCTTTCCGCGTCTCTTCTCTGCAGGCTTTGCGAGCAAAGCACCATCGCCGTTTACCCATGGTTTTTTACTACCATCCCTATTGGTATATGGAATGGTAGTGTCGCATGAAGCGACTGGGGGTAGTCGCGTCATGCGACTGGGGGTAGTCGCGTCATGCGACACCCCCAGTGATTTCAGGTTGTCCGCCGCGGGCCTGACATCTGGCCCGACCGTTTGTGGGCAAACCGGCGGAATGCTGGCGGGCGCTTGTGTCCCGCTGGTTACGTCTGCTCGTTCAACCCACAGACTGGGCTGTGCGCCAGCCTGCAGGACCTGAAACTTTCGCCTTCCCTCTCCGTCCGTCGATGCGACGCGCCGCTCCTGCTGCACGGCCCGGTGCGAGAGTCCCCCATACCGGCCGGGAACTCCGTATGTGCTCTGCGCGTTGACGCCGCGGCGCCCTACCCGCACCGTCCCGCCGCGAGCCAGAAGCACCACGGCGCCAACGCTGATCAACTCGCGGATCACGCGCCAGAACGTGGCCCGGTTCACCCTGGCCCGCTCGGCAATGTCTGCGGCTGCTAGAAAACATGGAGTCAGATTCCCTTCCGCATCAGGCGGATCGCACGCGTCGGCGATCACCTGCACGATGCGCGGCGCCGTCGGGCAGCGCGACACCAGCTCGGCGTAGGCGGCGTGCTCCGCCAGCCAGGCCGGCAGAGCATTGCGCCACCCGCCGCGTCCCTGCGGCAGATACTGCGGCATCCGATGCCCCTCGAATCAGAACGCACAGCTACACCAGCACGGACCCGCGATAGATCGGAATGCCTGTCTCGTGCAATTCCTTCCGCAAGCGGCCGACCTCGATCACATCCATGGTCGAGCGGTAAAGCTCGCTCATGCTGTCGGCGATGGGCTTGAGGATCCACTGCCGGTGCGCGGCATCAGGATCGAGGATGCACTCCAGCGGAAACCGTATGTCCAGGTCCTCGTTCTCATAGACCCGGACCTGAAACGTCTGCCGCTCATCAGGCAGCGTCACGGCGCTGGCCACGGCCTGATTGATCGACTGCCCCATGCTCTCGGTCCCGCGCCCAACCTGCTTGGCGAACGAGCCCTGCGTGTTGATCTCCAGCTTGCTGACCTGCTCGATGAGCACGGGCGATATGCCGCACTTGGTCAGCACCAGCCGCATCGCGGTGCGCAGGTTGTCGATGCTGATGGCCGGGGCGTCGCAGCGTTCCTGAAAAAACGCCATCTCGTCGCTGAACGCCAGCTCCACATGGGCCCGCTCGCGGCGGTTGCGCATGTCGAAAACCAGCGTGACCCGCTCCGTCTCCAGGAAGATGGCCGCATGACCGTCCCATCCGCCCGGCAGGTCTTTCGGTGGCGCCTTGGCCAGCTCCACCAAGTCGGTGATGCGGGCCAGTTGGATCGACCGCGGATGCGGCTCCACCTTGATGGGCACCAGGCCCGTCGGCGTGCGCTCAAACTGCACGTGCGGAGGACCGCCGGGGATGCCGACAAACTTCGGCTCCAGGTCCTTGATAGCCTGCTCACGTACAAAACTGACCAGCTCTCTCAGCCCTGATTGTGGCTCGCTCATGGTTTAACGCTCCGTCGTTAAGTTAGGCTGCAGGCTCTAGGCTGCAGGCCATAGCTCTGTGTGCCACTGCTCTGCGAGCAGTGCTGAATCGCTTACTCGTCCGCGTCCTCGTCGATGTCTGCGTCCACGGTTTCGGCCGGCTCCTGCTCTCTGTAGGGCAGACCGCCTTGCCGCGGGTTGTCCGGGCTGGTCGGTTCGAACAGCAGCATGCCGTCGCTCGCCGGCACCATCGGATAGATGCGGCTGCGCCGGTCGGGCACGCGTTCGCGGACATGGATAACAACCTCGACTTCCTCGAGAACGCCGCTGTCCTTCTCCAGTTTTGGGGTCAGCTCGAACTGCGCCAGGACCTTGCGGGCCTTCTTTTCGTTGGGCCTGTCCTTCACATCCTCGACGCATCGCTGCAGGGCCTTGTTGATGGCCAAAGCCACCTTGCCGTTCTCCAGGTCCTGCAGGTTCTTCACTACGAATTGCTTGGGCATGTTCGATTCCCTTCGTTGCTGAGTCCGTTCCGACCTTCAGCGGGCGTGCCGGCGGCCTCCGTGCCGCTTCAGATCGTGTTCCGCGCCATAACTCACGTTCCACTCGCTGCTGGCCTTCGTTGGCCACCGGCACCGCCCAGCCGAAAGTCCCTTTAGCGCGAGATCCGATGCGGCTCGCTCTGTAAGCCGTCAGACCTTTTGAGCTACGTTCGCCCGCGGCGCTCGCGGAGCGCCGATTGGAGACACTGACACATCCCGATCCTTGTTGGCCGATGCGATGGCCATCGCCCGCTTGAGAAAAGCCAGGCGCTCGTCCGTCCCCGGCGTGCTGATGGTCAGCATGTGCTCACACACTCGGCGGCATGATTCGATCGCCGCCGGGTCGCTGATTTGCCGGCACATCGCCGCCGTGAATGCGTGCTCGAGTCCGCAATGCTCGCATCGACCGGGTGCTTGCCGCTTGAACTTCCACGGCATGGGCCGGAGTTGTTTCGCTCGGCGCCTTCGCTCTGCGGTCCTCAATCGGCAATCCCAGTTGTCTGCAAATGTGCTCATTGACCGCCCATCCAGCGGGAGCCTGCGCCCACAGCGCCAGCTCTTCCGCCGTTGGATCGCCGCGCGCCATCAGTCGCTTCCGCCGACGTCGGTCTCGGTGTCCTCGTCGTCAGGATCCGCCGCAAGTACCTCGTCGGCGATGTGCAGGTTGACCAGGTACTCGCGATCGGAGTCGAGGTCCTCTTCCACGCGCAGCCGGCCGCGGTCAATACGCAGCTCGGCGGCCAGTTGTGGATCGTTCGCCAGTCGTTGGGCCGTGATCATGGGTGTCTCCCTTTCACTGGTGCATAGGTCGGTCAAGTGGTCGATGGGTTCGAACATGACGTGTTCACGCGGGGATCTGATCGATGAAGCCCAGCCACACCAGCACGATCAATGCGATTGACAGGAACATGTTGAAAAGTCCTTTCGAAATGGGGCTATCGTTGCGTGTGCCACTGCTCTGCGAGCAGTGCTGTTTCGATTAGCGCCCCCGGGATTCGAACCCGGAACTTCCAGGTTATGAGCCTGGCGAGCTACCAGTTGCTCCAGGGCGCGATATGCCCGGGTTGCTGAAGCCCGGGCTCCGGCGAAAACGCTCCGCCGGTTAAATCGATCAGACACTTTCCGGTGGCCACTGCTCGGGCCCTGTGCCATAGAAGTCGTGATAGGAAACCCGCGGCTCCGCGTGATCGATCGCAATTCGTTGACCGGGAGTTTCGCGATACGGCGACACGCGGTCTCTCTTAAACCACTTCCGCCAGGCCCATTGCAGAATGCTCATGACAACGATGCCACCAGCAAAAAGAATCACGATGAGGCCCGCTCCCCCCAGCGTCAGGTGCGGCGCCGTCTCGTCGTCGCCCATCTGCGCTGCGACGAACGCCACGCCGGCGAGCAGTGCGAACACCATCAGGGCGCAGCGCCCATCGCTGCGGACCGCCGCGGTGGCGTCACGCATGAATGAACCCTGCCCGAGAACGACGAGGGGCAGGTCAGGACTTGAGACTTGAGACTTGGGACCTGCGGAATTCCCTTCGTGCCTTCCGTCATGAGGTCGCGCCGGGGCACTGTTGCGCGGTCGGCCCCGGCGCGCGGAGAGGGAGGTAAGCTTCGACAAAAACCGGCCGGCGGCGGACCACGCGGACCGACCTCGTCCGCTCGCCGGCCGGTGAACAATGGCAAAAAATTGCCGCGCGGCGGGCTTACACAAGATCGGGCTGGATGTTGCGAAACCGCCCGCCGCGCGAACACTCTGGGGGCCCGGGCTCCCTGCGGTTACGTTCCCGTGCGGCGCCTTCCCGGGCCCCATCCCCTTGGAAAATACGTGGCCGTTCCCCGTTCCCACCGATCGGCGGCCGGCAATGGCCGGCTGCATGTGGACGCGGATCACTCCCTCAGAGCCAGGAACTGCAGTCACCCTGCCCTTCGGTACACCGGCCACGGACCCGGACCGGCTTTTCCCTTCACCTTCACATGTAGTCTGCGGTTGAATCAGGCTTGAGGCCTGAGAATTGTGAATTAAGACTGCAGTCTGCAGTCTGCAGCCCGGAGCCTGTTCCACGGTGGCCGAACCCGCACCCATGGACGAGATGCGGGCTGCGCCGATCGAACCCTGAAGAGCTGCCCGGGAGGCGCATGGCAAAACCCCGGGTTGCCGGCGACGGGCCACCGTGAATGAGGCTCTCGGCTCTAGGCTCTCGGCTGTAGCAGTAATTTCAACGGGCCGCGTGGGCGTGTCCATTCTCATCACCTGCATCCTTGCCGGTTCTAAAAGATCCTGTGATTTATCACGCGCCGCAGAGACTGGGTTCGTTAACTTGTGCGTTGGGGAGCCGATGGTTGAGCTTGCTCTTCGCGAATGCGGCGTTCAAGCTCGACAACGGCAAATTTGAGCACATCAGAGTTTGTGCAACCGATCCCTGCGCGAACCGCGTGTGGACGCAACGCATCAACGGCTTCAATGGGAACGTCGACCGCAGTGATCCGCTTGGTTTCGGTAGTCATCGTAATGAATATGACACACGTTTTACGATTGTCAAACGATCGTAACACAAATACATAACAATCGTATGCCTTGATGTGTGATAAGGCTTGACGCGACAATGGTTTACGTGGCTAGAAAAAAAATAGAGCCTGGCGTTGAACCGGAAACCATCGCCGCCAAGTGCGGGCCCGCTTTCAAGAAGCACATTCAGGCAATTGTGGATGGGATGTCTGACGCGCAGCTCAGGGTCCGAATAACCGACGTGATCATGGCATCCGTCCAGGAGTGGGCGGAATCAAACGATGAGCGGCGGTGGGAAATCCTCAGGCGGGTTTTTGGAACGGAGGCGCGGCTTGCGGCCGAGCGCCTTGCGGCGCGACAAAAATCAGCCGCGGCCCTTCGCAAGGATGAGGGCAGGAAGTTCGTCGAAGAAGACCTTCCAGCATCCCCTCAACAAACGGCTCGTCGAGATCGTTCAGCAAAAAAGTGATCTGCTCAATCAATATCGACTTGCGAGACTTGCGGGAAACGCTGCTGCTGCGGGCCATGGCCTGTGCCCTTCGGAATGAGTTACCCGGCCGGCGCATCCTTGCGGCACGATTCCCTGGCCACGGTCCGGGCAACTTGGCTGGCATCCTTCGCAGGATCGTGCCGATAAGTTAGCAATTCGTTCGGCCCAATTCAAGATCAGGATTTACCCTGAGAGGATCTCAACATGCCCCGCTGGATGCAGTGGATGATTGGTGTATCCATCACCATCATGGTGGCCCTGATTGTGCTGCTGATCAGCCATCGTGCCAGCCTTCGACGCGTTGAACTAGCCCGCACTGAAGCCCGGAAAGAGGTTGCCAAGCTAATGGACTTGGCCGCCACATCGGCATCTGGGAAAAACTACATTTCCGCCGTTGGCCATGCCGAAAAGGCGGCGTCCCTGTGCTCGAAAAACCGTCTCGAAAACGAAAGCGTGGCAGTAGATATTCAGCCTCTGCTGACCAAGTATCGCAGCCTCGGAAAAGAACAGATCCAGGCGGAACAATCGCGGATTGCAGCCGCAGAGGCCGCAGATCGAAGGCGTAAAGAAGACGTTGCCCGGGCGAAAGCCGCAGAGGCTGCCGAGGTTGAACGACTCCTCCGCGAGCAACGCGAAAGGGAGTCGGCCGCAAAAAAGGCCCAGGAGTTCTACGGAACCTACAAGCAGTCCGCCAGCAACCTGACTACCTCCATTCTCCACGTCCTCTCCGTGATCGAGACCGGGGTCAACTATGCTGAATATCAACGCTTGGTTGGAGAGGCGAACTTTGAACTGAATAAGATCGAGGCGTCACTGAACGGTCTGCACTACGACAGCCTGGTCTCATTTAAGCTGTCGATCTTCTCTCTCAGCCAGGCTCTGGACAGTTGGCAGAGCAAAATCAAATACGACAGCGATGCCCTATACGACAAATTGATTCAGGATAGCTGGAAGGCCGCTCGCGAATCGTACAACCAGGGCATGGCGCTGCTGGGGGAGAACAAATAACTCGCGCCCAAAGGCCTGATCCAGAGCTCGCAGCCTAATGAAAAGACCCCCGGGTAGCGCGAACTTAAACCCGGGGGCCCCCACAACAACGCTCGGCGGGCCGGCGGCCCGCTCATCCTACTGTCGGCTCTGCCTCGAGCAGCTCCGTGCGCAGCGTCTCGTCGACGCGCAGGGCGTGCTGCAGCAGGTCTTTGAACTTGTCGCACGCGCTCTCCAGATCGGCGAGCTTCCGCGCAATGGCCACCTGCTTGGCCTGCTCGACGGCACCCGCGAGCTGGTTCATCGTGATCTGCTGAATCGATTTCTCACCCATGGGTGATTCTCCTGGTTAAACCTTCGTCCCGCATCCCCAGTCCTGCAGCCTACAGCCTGCAGCCGGCAGCCTGTTCAGATCACCCCCTTTCGCTAGGGCCCGGTCGGAACAATGATCCCCGCCGGCAGACTCACGCCGGCTGCCGGGGCGGGCAGCTTGCCGATGTACGCCTCAGCCACCACCGCGAGCTTGTCGAAGATCTTCACGAGGTTGTCGCTGACGCGGTTCAGATGATCGAACTGCATCTGCTGCGCCGCGAGAATCTTGTCCATGCGGTCAGCGTCAGCGCCGATTACGGTCCGCGAGCTGTTCGTCAGCTGCAGCTTTTTCACGTTGAACGACGTGAGTTTGCCATCTACCGCCGTGCTCGTCAGATCCTCGACGATGAAGTCGTTGTCCTTCGTGTCTTTGAAGGTCACCTTCCCCGTCGTCGGGTCGAACGTGGCCTGCGTGGTCGGCTCGATCCGGCCCGTCAGGTACTCCCCGCTGCACCCTCCGCTGGTGGTGCACACCGCCCCGCTGCTCAGCAGGGCATAGAGCCCGCCCAGCAGTGCGGCCCAGTTGATCGTCCGTCCATTCATAACCTCACCGGTCCTTTCATTTGCCGGTCAATCCACAATCACGCCTCGGGCGCCAGGCCCCAGGCTCTAGGACGCCGTATCACTGCTCTGCGCGGAGCGCGGCTTCATGGCTTCTTTGGCCAGATGCGCATCCCACTGTTCGGGCGTCGAGCCCACCTTCAGGGCGGCATCCTCGACGGCCGTTCCGCCGATGAGCACTGCGATGATGCCCAGAATGCCGTAGATCTGGGCCTCGCTGAGGTGCACGTTGAACCAGTCCGATGCGACGATGACGACGATGCCGGCCAGGCCCAGCCGGAACTTGCGCGAGTACAGCGGCCTGCAGTATTTCTTCCAGTTCATGGCAGCAGCTCCTCGAGGATTTCTTCGGGTGTCTGGTGATCGTCCGCAGCCGCGGGCTTTGGGCCCGCAGGTGCAATGTCTGCATCTGGCGTCTTCGGGGTAACGCCCTGTGTACGTGGCGCCGGTGTCCCCACCGCCTGCAGCTTGGCGCCTGCGGCGTCCGCTTTCGGCGGAAGGTGAATGTGCACGTGCAGATCCCCGCACCCGCCCACGGCGAGCAGCAGAGCCAGCACAAATTTACTCAAGAAGCGCATCACATCCCCAATCCCATGCGGTGCGTTGCTGCACTTGGCGCGGCCTGCGCACCGGCTCCCAGCGACCATGCCGGCGACGAGGTCCGCAGGCGGAAGTCATACTGCGCCGCATTGATGAACCGCGGGTTAGCGACCAGGCTTTCCCCGTCGCTGAATGCGCCGGTGTTGTCGCCGCAGTAGGTCAACCATGCCGACTGCACGCCGGCGATTCCAGATGCTCGCGTCACGTCCGTACCGCCGAGGTCGATGATGTTCGTGCCGCTCGACCAGAGCAGGTTATTTTCGAAGACGTTCGCCCAGGTGTTGGCGTCGCTATCGTTGCCCGCCGGGTCCACCATGTAGGCAGTACTGCCCTGCAAAATGTTGTGGGCGACATAGTTGTAATTGGCATTTGTCCCGTCTTGGTTGGTGTCGATCGTGATGGCGCTTGTGTCGGCCGCAACGATGGTATTCCCGACGATGGTGTTGTTGGCCCCGCCCGCGACGTAGAGCGCCGCGTCGGTCGCCATGTCGGCGTAGATCGTGTTGCGATAGAGCGTGTTGTAATCGCTTTTGATGACCACGTTTCCGGCGCTGCTGCTCGATGGCGTCGTGAAGACGTTGTTGATCATCTGCACGTTGCCAGCGCCGATGCCGAAAAACAGATTGTGGTTGGCGTCGGCCGCACTGAACGTAAGGTCGTTGTCCGCCACGAGGATGCGTCCGAATCCACTGGTGTTGACCGTCGCAGCGCCGCCGTCCGTCTCCAGGCCCATCAGTAGCCCGCGCTGGTCGGTGAACGTCAACTCGTTGCCCACGATCTCCACGTTGCGCCACCTGCCCGGCGACTGAGCCAGCCGCCCGATACTGCCGGTGTTATCCGCGAAGCGCAGCAACGTGCCGTACCCGTTCAGCACCGGGATGCCGAGTCCCTTGGCGATGCTATCAACGAATACCGGAGTGTTGATGGGCACAACGGTCGGATCAAAGACGCACCGCTCTACGCGGAACGAGGTCATATCGACAACGCGCATGCCGTTGGTCGTGGCCGGCGTCGGCAAAATTGCAAACTCGATGGTCGCAGTTGTTATCGGGAGGAACGTCGGGCCCTCAAATCCGATCGACCCGACGTCGCACTTGAACTGCGTCAGATACCCTCGGGCAGACAGTGAACCGCCCTCCATGCTGAGGTCGGTAGACGATGTCCCTGTGCCTTGCAGCACGATGCCCACTCCAGCAGAGAGAGAGTTTACGACGTTGCAGTTGATGAGACGTAGGTCGGTGGGGCAGTTGTTCACAATCGTGGAGGTAGGGTTGTTCGAAAGAATATTGAACCCGTTGAACGTCACCTTCCCGGTCGATGACCCAAAAAACTGCATCGCCGCGTTTGAAGACTGCGCGTCGCTCAGCGTGGGGCGCACGCCCGGATCATCGGTGACGCCCCACCCCGTGGTCCCCACGAATGTGGCGTTGGCGTTGGCGTCGTCGAAGTACACCAGGCTACCGTAGTTGGCGTCCATCATGTCGTACGTCGCCGCCGCCACCTTGACCGTGTGTGTGCCGCCAATCGCGGTGTTGGCAGCCTTGTTGACGGTCGCGAAGGGCCCGACGTTGTTACTCACCGGCACGTTGGACGTGGACCCATCGTTGGTGTCGGATCCATTTACGATGCGGTAGCTCAGTCCCGTGGGGTCGCTGCCCATCGCAGTCGCCAGCGTGATTGTCTTGCTGCTGCCCGTGTACGCCGATGCCCGGCGCGTCACCGAGCGCAGGCTGCCTGACGTGATCATCACCCCGTAGTTGCGATAGGTGTTATCAGATCCGCACGCGTCGGACTCCAGCACGATGTGCGTGGTGTCGCTCCCCGCTTGGACCGTTCCGCTGAGCCGAGTGACCGGCTCGCAGTTGGCGCCCCCGAGGTGGATGTTGATGCTTGGCGTCGAGCCGTCGACAAAGTAGTTCGTTGCGAACGCCGGCGCGGCGAGCATGACCAGCAGCGCCGCAAGACGGATCCGAAGGTCTCTCATGGTGGTCGCCTTTCCCTGACCCAAGTTAGTACAGAGCGATCAAGCCCGTTGCGGTCGATGTGTTCCGCACCGCACGTACGCAGAATGGCAGAATGCTTCCCGGGGGAACGTCCTCGATCGTGACGTCGGTGCTGCCGTCCGCGAACCTCACGACCAAGTCGCCGCCGCCGGCGACGTAGATCCCGCGTGTGATGTTGACCAGCTCGTCCGTCGCGTGCGGAGTAATGACGGCCGCGTTGCGAGCGGGCCCATTCGGCGCCACCGCCCACGTGCTCCACTGGTCCGTGGCCACACCCTCGGCGCGATGGCCCACCAGAGCCGCCGCCGCCGCGGCAATGAGCACGCCCAGGATGATGTAGCTGATGTCCCCTTTTCGATTCGCAATCCGTTGCATGATCAACTCCTACGGCCTGGAGCCCGAGGCCTCAGGCCTGGTTCTCAACTTCGATACTTCCCCAGCGCCACGCCGATCAGTGCCGCGAACACCAGCTCCACGAGCCGCCACGCCTTCGCGGCCCACTTCGTTTTGGTGCCCTGCTCTTCCAGCAGGCCTTTCTCCACGGCGCGCACGCGGCCCGCCAGGCACGGATCGTCGCCCTGGTCAATGAACAGCTTCGCGTGCATGTCGTTGAAGCGTTCCTCGAGCCGCACGATCCGCCCGCTGATTGCGTCGAGCCGGCCCAGCACATCCTTCTGCATGCGCCGCAGTTCGACTGCCAGCCAGTTATTCTGCGGATTGGACATGGCTCGAGCCCCGAGTCGGACTTGCGGCATCAGGCCTGAGGCTTAATGGTTTATCCTGCAGCCTGCAGCCTGAAGCCTGGAGCCTAATAGTTGAACACCGTACCCGCCGGGAATGACGCGGAGCCCGCGAATACCTGCACGCCGTCGGTCACCTCGACGTTTCCGATCGCATTGTCCAGCGTGATGGCGGCGCCGTTGTGCACGCGGATCGCGGTGATCGTCTTGGCGCGCACGTCGCCCGAGGCGTCGAAGGTCCCCCCGAATATCTCCGCATCCACAAGCGTGCTGGTGGTGTGCCAATAGAGCGTGCCGCCCCGCTGCGACAGGTTCGTGAAAACTCCGGCGCTGATCGTTACGGTCCCGCCGTCAATGTTGGCCGTTCCGGTGGTGCCCGCGGTGACGTTCAGCACGCCGGTGCGCATGTACAGGTTGGAGACGTTGCCCTGGCTGTTGATGGTGACGTTGCCGCTCGACGCGTTCAGCGGATCCACGTACATCGTGGTGATGGTGCAGCCGGATGCAATGTGCAGCGTGGCCCGCCGCACGTCCAGCGTTCCGATGGTTCCGCTCAAATAAAGGTTGTCCGTCCCGTTCGCGCCCACGCTGCGCACGATCGCTGTCGTGAACCCCGTCCCCGTCGCCGACAGGAAGTGATCAGACCCACCTCCGGAAATGACGAAGAGGTCAGCGCCGCAGCGCAGGTAATCGCTGGTGGAGTTACCCACCTGGCCGGTGTAGTTCGGGCCGATGACCAGGTAGGCGAATTGCTTCGTGGACTGGTTCAGGCTCGCGGTGATGTCCACGCTGCCATAGTCAATGACGACGTTGTCGGCCGTCGCGGGAACGCTCGACGCGGCGATGCCGTTGGTGGTCCAGTTGCCGTTCGAATTGAAATCCGACGACAGGGCACCGGTCCAATTGTAGGTATCGACCGCGAGCGCTGGAGCCGCCAGCATAACGGCGGCAACGCAGCACAGCAGAACGCTCTTTGTACCTGCAGCCTGAAGCCTGAAGCCCGAAGCCTGACGTGTTGCCCGGCGCATGGATTATTCTCCATTCGCCGGTCAATCTCAGTGTAAACCCCGCTACCCCAAGTCTCAAGACCCAAGTCCAAAGACTTCAGCCTTGGCCGGCTGATCGGCCAGTCGGTGCCACGGGCAGCGCCGGTCCGCCGGCGGCTCGCCGGCGATGGCGGCGCCCTTCCATCTGCAAATGCTCCATTCCCGGTTCAGTCCGCAAGGCGGGGATAGCGGCTCTCCCGTGTTGGCGTCGTCGTTGAAGTGGTCGCACTGCCGGCAGGCTTCGAAGCGTGCCTCGGCGGCCTTGCTCAGCGGGGGATGGAGCGACGTCGTCACCCCGGCCTCGCCCAGCTCGGCAAGCCGAACGCTTGCCCGCTGCCAGTCTGCCTCCGCCTCCGCGGCCGTCATGATGATTTCGCGTCGTGAGGTCATGATACGATCAGCTCCATGCTGCAATTCGCGGAGTCGCCCGGGCAGTGGTAGCTGCCCTTGGCGTACTGGGCAATCGCCGCGGCAAGCTGCTGGGCGGAAATGATCGGTCCGATGCCCGTCACCGTCTTGCGATCGGCCACGCCGTTCGGCCAGGGCGCGATATCGGATGTTCCGTTCGGCACCGGAAGCGGAGGCGCGTTGCAATACTGCAGGCCGATCTGCACGTCGTAGGACACGTTCAGGTAGCAGAGGTTGTTGGTTGTCACGAGCGTCGGATTCACCAGGTAGATACGCCCCTCGATAACCCGCAGGCACCGCACGCCGCCGTAGCACGGCTCTGTGTACCCGCCGACAAATGCGGACAGCACGGTGGAGCGAATCAGCTCAGAGTTGTTGATGCAGCCGGTACCGTTCTCGCAGCCAGCCGGTTGCGGCGTCAGGCATCCCGCTGAGCCGCTCCATCCGCTGATCGAAGGAAAGCAAATTGGGCCCGGGGGCGTGCGCGGGGGGTCATTGCACCAGGTCGGCCCGTTCCACGCACATGGAACCGATTTCCCTGACAACCTGCCCTGCATCTGCGAAATGGCGGCATCGACCCCGGCCGCGCAGATGGGGCCGGCGATCTTGGGGCAATCGGCGATGGATGATATTCGAATGGACAGTTGCGGCATCGGCATCGAGCAATCCTCAGACGCAGTAGTTTGTGTTGCAGGGCGTCTCGTAGCACTCCAGTGCCGGATTCTTCGGGCACCCGAACGGTCCTGAAACTATGACGCCATCGAGCCAGCAGCTCGCGCAGCCGATCGGGTTCTCTGTGATCCGGCAACCGGTCGGCTTCGGAGCGTAATACGGCTGCAGTCCCACGTCGCAGTTGATTGAATCGCACAGCGCGATCGTGACCGATGGCGCGAACGCGCAATGGCATCCGCTCACCAGGGTGCATGTTCCGAGCGCGCCGGTCTGCGCGAGGCATCCGTCGATCCTCCAGTAGAGGAATGCGAACTGTGCGCCGCCCATGTTCAGCGGCGTCAGAATTGAAGGCACCGTGAACGTGACGCCCGTCCCGGAATGCCACCTTCCGGAGTTGGCCCCGAGGATGGTCCCGCTTCGATTGATGCCGTCAAACGTCACCGGCGAAATGGTGTATGGCGTACCTCCCTGCTGCACGCCTCCGATGAGTGCACCGTCCGTGGATCGTAAGGCGGGTTGCCAAGTAATCCTGCATATCCTCGGCACGCAGCACGGCGGGCAATCGATCGTTTCGGTTTCGCCGGCCATGGGTCAGGGCACCGGGTTGGTCGCGTGGTCGGTCACGTACAGGTAGCGGTCCGATGTTCCCGCGCTCACCTTTTCAAATTCGTGCCAGTGGTAGACCTTGGTCATCGCCGAGCCGCTGCAGGTGATGTCGTAGAGGTAACGCACGTACAACTTCACGCCGGAAAGCGCGAAACCATCGCCTCCGGAGGCGATGGGATACTTGGGCCGGGGAAGACCGGGGCGCTCGCGCTTCCGCTCCAGCTCTTCCAGTTGGTGCAGGCGCCGCTGCAGATCGTGAACTGTCGACAGCAGGCTCACGGTGCCCAGATCCCGATGTCGAGGAACGGAACGCGCTTGTATCGCTTGTGAGTCCGGTAAACAGGATCTCCTGTGTTGGGATTCAGGATCTGCCCCTGTCCATTCAGCAGCACCGGGAATGTGTAAGCGGAGCCGTTGGGATCTTTGGCGAGCACCGGGGCGTTCTTCGTAACGTCCAAGGTTCCCAGGCCCTGGTCCAGTATGTTCGCATCCCACCCGTAGAAATCGAAGTGCACCTCCCAGGCGCTGCGCACGTAATCCACCCCGCTTTCGAACATCTTTTCCGGGGTCACGCTGTTCATCAAAGCGCACGTCGGAGGAACTCCGAAAAAATCATCGGAGTTGATGGTGTCCTGGTAATAGCTGATGCTGGCCTCGTTGAAGGTCGCCGAGTTCTTGTAGAACGTCACGACATTGATGGTGCGCTGCCGCATGGCCGGCGGGTCATAGGCCTGCCCAGCGCTGTTCAGAATCTTGGCTCCCTTGGTGATGGTCCCGTTGGGGTTAAGCGTGGGCGGTTCAAACAGCATCGCCTCCTGGACTTTGATCTGCCCGTGCACGCGGGTCACTGGCCGCGCCAGCGGGTTTTCGATCCAGGCTTGCCATCCGCTGCTGTTCAGCGGCAGCCCGGCCATGTGGTTCAGCGTGTCGTATTCGCAGCGCACTTCCCACACCAGCGCCATGGGATCCACCAGCTCGGGCGTCTTCGTGCGCAGATAGGCCATATCGTCGCTGTCGTTGCCTGATGCGTAAGTGTCGCCAAACGCGGGAATGCCGGTGGCGTTGGCCACGGTATAAGGTCCGTCCAGCGGCGAAGAAACCACCACTGCAAATGTGCGCGACGGCCGGCGGCCATGTTCGTCAAACTGGCACGTGCGCCCCTTGGTTAACTCGACAACCTGTGTCACTGCCATCAGCCGCCTCCGCCCAGGCCCAAAAATCCCGCAGCGCCCGCCGCCGGGCCCGCCAGCGCTTCCAACAGCTTGCGGCCCAAACCCTCCAGCGCCGTAAGCAGCTGGTTGTTTTCCTTGTTCAGCGCCTTCAGCTGGGCCATATGCTGAGCGGTTTCAGCCCAGCCCTGCTGCGCACGCGAAATGGAGGACACAGCCTCGGATGTCCCACGCTCCGCAGCGCCGATGGTCTTGGGGCCTCCCTTGATGGAATCCGCCGTGTCAGTCTTCAGCTTGGCCAGCTCGGCGTCCCGTTTCTGCTTGGCCAGGTCAAACTCCTGGTCGATGATCCCCTGCCGCGCGATCCGCGTTTTTTCGTCCTTCACCTTCTCCACGTCGCGGCGCAGTTCATTAAGGCGATCGCGTTCGAGTTGATAGCGATCCTCGATCGCGGCTTTTTCCGCCGCCGGGCCCTTCAGCTTCAGGGCGTTGAGTTCCCGCTGCTTGGAGCGAACCTCATCCATCATCAGGCCGGTTTGCCGATAGTTGGCCTCTGCCGCCGCCTGTTGCTGCTCTTCCACCTTCCGGTTGGCGTCGTAATCGGCATACCGCTCGTCGGCCACGCGCTGGGCTTCCTTTTGGTCTACGTTGCTCAGGCCCTGGTCGCGCTTCTGCGCGGCTACGCCCTCGCGTTCGGCCAGGCTCTCGCGCATGTTGCGCCGAGTGTTGGGATCCGCCACGTTGGGCAGTGCTTCGCGCAGCTTGGCGATTTCCTCCATCTCCGCTTCATAGCGGTTCTGCACCGCAGCCCGCTCGCGGTCCACACCCTTCAGTGTCAGCTCGGTAAGTTCGCGCCGCGCCGCTGCAGTGCCGTCCTGAATCTTTTCGATAACAGCGTAAGCCGTGGCGGCTTCCTTGGCCTGCGTGGTCCAGGAGCGTGCGCTGGCCACCTGCTGCTCGCTCAATCCGATGAGCTTCCCGAAGGCCGCGGCGGAATCGTCCAGTGCAAAGTTGAATTCGGTGGCGCCCTTGACCAGCGCTCCGATTCCGGGAAGGGATTCGCCCACGTTCCCTACCAGGCTGGCCATGCCGGCATTGCCCGCGATGATTTCCGCGGACATGGCCCGCATGCCCTCTGCGGCGTCACTGAGGGCTTTGCCCATCAGCGTCAGGCCGGCCACGGCGCCCCCGCCGGTCAGGAGTTTTCCAAACGCCCCCAGTCCGCTCTGTGCGCCGAAAGCCTGATTGAGTCCCTGCAGGGATGGGCGGGCGGAGTTGGCGCTGTCGGCAAATCCCTTCACCGACTGCTGCGCGCGGCGCATGCCGTTGGTGAAATTGCCCGTGTAGGCAACGACGCTGACGCCAACTTTTGCGAAGGCAGCCATGAATCAGGCTCCCGCCGTCCTACGCGCGCCGATGCCCTGCTGCGGCGTTATTGGCGTTGGCGAATTGCCGGAAGATGGCGTCCATCTCCTGCGGCGTTTTGCGCTTCGGTCCGATCACCTCCGGGCTGTAGCGCACATCCCAGTAGGCGCACCACTCAGCCAGCTCGCGGGCGTCCATGGCGGCCAGCAATTCGCGGACGGTCCGGCCCATGGCCAACGCCAACTCGAACCAGAACATCCGGGCCGGCCGCCTCAGGAGTTTTTTCGCAGCGCCTCCATGTCCTTGTCGCGCAGGTAGTTCAGCTCCGCCGCCGCCTCATAGATTCGCAGCAGCAGATTAGCTGACAGCTTCTGCCCCAGCGTGGCTGGAGGTGTCGCGTCGCCAAACAGCCGCACGCCACCCGCATCACACAGGGTCAGGTGTGCCACCTTCGCACGAATGCCCGCAGTGTCGCCGCCTTCCTTCGTCGCCAGGAACGCGTCCAGGTTGTCGCGTTCATCGCCCGTCATCACCCGCACGCAAACCACGGGTGAGTATTTCCCGGCTACGATGGGGACCTCCCGAACGATCACGCCATCGGTCTCTCGCTCGAGCAGCTCGCTTCCGCTGAGGTAATGCGGGCTGGCGTTCGAATCGCCAACCTCGCCCGTAAACTTGCGATCCTGTGTGCCGTGCATATGCCGGTCTCCTGTTGGGCTTGAGGCGCACGGTGGGCACCGCCCACCATTTCCTGGAGCCCGATTACGTTGCGTCCGTCATGGTGATGGCGCCGGAGAATTCGATCTTCACGCGCTGGCTCATCACCTTGCCCATGGGCACCGCGACACCCATCTCCGTCATGAAGGCGGATCCCGCCCAGGTGGCGCCGCCTGCGAACGTCACCGTGCAGGTGCTTGCCGCCGCCCCAATGGGCGGAGTGGTGTCGGGGTTGAAGTTGATCTCCACCTCCAGGGCACCGGGGTCGATGATGTTGCCCGGAACTTTCGGCAGATTGCCAAACGTCCCCGAGCTCGCCGCAGCCAGGCCCATATGCGGAAGCGGAATCGAGGCGCGGGTCACTCCGCTCCAGTTGATGTCGGTGATCTGCGCAAAAAATCCTGTCTCGAAAGCGATGCTGCTGCCGTCGCCCTTATTTGCTGCCGGGGATGCCAT